CCAATGTTTCGCCATCTTTGGTTACGTATATCATCGTTTATCTTCCCCATACTTTTTAAGGGTCAAACTGAACGTCACTTTCCTTGGTGCGCCGTTTTTCATGAATGTTGTTTGTGTGTCGCTTATTGATGTTATGCACCAACGGCCAAATGCTTTTCCGTTTCCGCTTATCAACATTAACGGTTCGCCTGTACTCGCTTGTGATCGCATACTATCCACCTGGGACACACCACCCTTGAAGTGCGGATATATCGTTCCCTCAAGGGTTATGGTGTCTGTACCTGGACCGACAAACTGCATTGCCGGATCTTTACCCAGTCGTTTCTGTTCTTCCCACCGGTATTCTGTGGATCTTGTGAATGTTTGATACGCAGCACTATCGATGCTGAACCGGTATTGCCCGAGCATCATCATTGTGCCGGAGTTTATGTTAGTCATAGTTCACGCCTCGTTGTCTTCGTTGTGCTGCTTGCTCTCTTGCATTCAATTCCATTGATACCTGCTGTGCGATCTGTTCCGCTGTCGCACCGGCTGATGCGTTTATCGTTATCGGTGCATTTACAGATACATTGGTCTGGGTTGATGTGTTGCTAACCGGTGTCGGTGGGATTTCTTTCACATTGGAAAGCTCTGTATTTTCAACAACGGTCTGTCCGATTTCCGGTGGCTTTGGTTGTTCTTCATTGCTGCCGAATGCCCAATTCCATGCTTTACCGACCCAGCTGTCTTTGATCCATTCTTTGATTCCGCTGAATATGTCCTTGGCTTTTTCCCACAGGTTCGTTACCCAGTTCCATACGTTCTTGAATACCTCTACTACCGGCTCAAACAATCTCTTGAAAAATGCCGATATCGGTTTCCAATACTTGATTATCAGTGCCGCCCCAACAGCGATTCCGGTTATTATTAAACCTATCGGGTTACTGACGATTGCTGCGCCTACGGATCTGATGATTGGTACCAGTCCGCCAAAGCCCAGTTTCAACAGCGAGAATGCTGTTCGCATTCTGGTGAAAACACTGACCACTGATAAGATTCCGCCTTTGATGAACGTGAATCCATACCCCAGCGCAAATGTCGCCAGTTTAAATGACATCATGCCGGTTACTGCCAGCCCGATGTATTTGATCAGTGTCGGGTGCTTTTCCGCAAAGTCCGCAAGACTTGATGCTGCTTTGCCAAATATTCCAACTATGCTGTTTATTGCCGGCAGCATTGTTGAACCGATGTTCGTAGCCAGTACTGACATCTGGTTTTTCAACAGCTGCAAACTGTTCGCTGTGGTTGCGGATCGCATCTCAAATTCCTGCTGCATACTGTTCGTGTATGCTGCCTCGTCTGAGACCATTTCTATGTTGTTCCGCAACAAATCCAAATTATCAATCAGTGCGTTTATCTTCTGGCTGACTTTTTCGCCAAAGATTTCTTTCAATGCCTGCGATCTTTGTATCGTTGACAGTCCTTTGATGCTTTCCAGTACTGCCAGCAATGCATCTTTACCTCTGCCGGTTTGCACCATTTCGGTGTATTCCTGCATCGATATTCCCAGCATGTTGAAAGCATCACGTGCTGCACCGGTTGCCACCGGTAGCAGTTTCAATCGTGATGTCATCATGTTGATTGATGATGCGGCTTGTTCCGGTGCAACCCCCAATGCTATGAATGAGCTTGCCAACGCAGATAATTCGTTGTGGCTCATACCAAATGATTTTGCCATTGCACCGGCTTTGATACTGACCGTCAACAGATCTTGTGCTGTTGCTGCGGTATTGTTGGACAGATGGTTTATTACATCGCCAACCTTGGTCATTTGTTCAATTGGTACCTGCAGGACGTTTGATAATTTTGCCATCGAGGTACTTGCCTCTTCGGACGTTATATCAAACGCAATCGACATCTTGGATGCGATTTCCGCAAACTGTGCCAGCTTTTCTCTTGGTACACCCAATTGACCACCGGTGGCGATCATCTGTGTCAAACCCTCAACCGCAATTGGTATGCGTTTTGACAGCTGTTTTATGTCGTGTTCCATTTCTTTGATCTGCTGTGGTGTATCAAAGTTCACGACTTTTTTAACATCCGCCATCGCACTTTCAAATGCGATTGCTGGTTTGACTAACCCATACAGCGATGTTCCTAAAGCCACAACGTCCATCATCTGTGACCGGTATGCAGAACGTTTAGACAGGTTGGCCTGTCGTTTGTTCTCTATGGCCGCCAGTGCAGTTTGTCTTTTCTTTAGGATTTCCATCGCTTGACCCAGGCGATTTTGTTCCTGGGTCAAATTCTTGGTGTCCACGCCTGCCGCTTTCAAAGACGTGGACATTTCTTTTAAGGCAGTCTTGTTCTGCTCGTATGCAGATTTGGCAATGGCTGCCTCTTTTTTCGCATTGCGAAAACTGTTATTTAGTTCCTTGCTTGGCTTTTCGGTGTTCTTGATTTCCTTAGCCAATCTTTTGACCTCGGCCTCGGCAGCTGTCCATTCCTGCTTAGCCGATATCGTGCTTTGGCGAAGTTCCTTGAATGCGTTCACATTGTCGGAGGCAGTGTTCAACTGCTTTATACTTTGCCCCAGGGTTTCCAACTGCTTTTTACTGGATGTAAATGCACCCTTGAATGTGCCACCCAATTCTGCGCCGATGATTACCGATACTGCTGTTTGGACACCCATGTTATTCCCCATTTATTTCTTTCTGAATGGCAACCGCTGACCGGTGCCATTCATAAAAGTCATCTTCGGTCATTTCCAATATTTCAGATAATGGCCAATGCGTTATTTTTGATAGCACGATTATTTCTCGTCTAAGGTCGCCGCCGATCCGAAAAAACCCATGTACACCTTTTGCACTTTCGTGTAATCGGTTTCATCAAGTTCTTTGATTACCGCTGGTGATACCTCGCAGAGATTTGCAAAGAGACTTATTTCCTTTTCTTCATCCGTTGTTTTCATAACCGAAACTGCCAATCTGTCTTTGACTTTGCTGCGGCGCATCGTCAATTCTGTGTATGTCGTTTCGTCTATCTTGATCGGATATTCCAATTTTATTTTTTCCATGTTACACCCCCAATGCTGAACGGATGTCTGCCAAGACATCTTTGCCATTGATGTTGCGGACCATGTTGTCTACGTCGATTTCAATGACCTTTTGGCCACCGATATCCAACGAGTAATAACGGCACGCAATGGAGCATTTCAATGTGGCCAAATCGCCAGCCTTGAAATTGCCCATATCGACCTCTGTAAACATGCCTCGCAAACTGATTGTCATTGGTGTGGTTGTCTTGTCATCAACCAGCGCACCACGCAATGTAACTTGGACTTGGTTTCCGGATACCAACCCGAATTGTTTCAACACCTCCGGATCGTATTCCACGATTGAAAAACTGCCCTCCAGTTTTTCCATTCCCATATCGACTGCCGCAGGGACATCCATTCCGCCACCACGAAAGTCTTCGGTTTTAATTGTCAGCTTTGGTGGTGTGACTTCTTCTGCTTTACCAGCATAGCCACGACCATCTACAAACAAATTAAAGTTCTTCAAGATTTTTGCCATGTTTTACCCCCTTGTTATTCAAAGATTTCTTCCAAATAGTCGCTTGTCAGACGGCTGCGGAATGTGATGTGTTCGGCTGGGAACGATGGTGTAAAATCAAAGTCAAACGTGATGTTCCCCAATTGGATGTTTTCGGCTGTGTTCAGATTTTTATCTGCCCAGCATGTGCCGTTGATAATCGCACCGATGTTCTTCAGATAGCGCAGATAGCTGTTCACACTTTCACACACGTCTTCGGTGTATGTGCGGTTTATATTCCTATCTATTGCCCACAGGTGTGCGGCCAACAAACTATCATTTATCAAGTCTGCTGTTCTGCGTACCGACAAGAATTGCCATTTCGTATCTGATGATGCTGTGCGGTTACCCCACAATCTGTATCCGTCTTGTTGGATAACTGTCGCCACTTTGTGTTCGTTCAAATAATTCGCAACGCATTGGCTGTCGCCTAATGTGAAATCCACCGGCTTTGACAATCCAATGATGCCTTTGATTTCTTGGTTGGATGGTGACCACCAGAAACCACGATCATTGTCTGATTTCGCAATCAAACCTGCGACACGTGGTGACAAAGGTTCTTCAACAACATCATCGCCTTTCTGCACTTTTGCCCATGGATATACTGAATACAAACGTGCCGATGTAAATGCTGCTTGGTATGTTGTCGCTTGTTCTCTTGTGCCATTCGGACAATCTGCAACAACCATCGCACGCAAACGATCTGCGACTTCCAACAATGCAGTCACAACCGGATTCGCTGCGTTGTTTGCACCTGGTTCGTGTGTGAATCCTGGTGCTATCAATATGCGTGGTTGCACTTTGCATTCTGTCTGTGCTGCCAACAAACATTGAATACCTGTGTATGTTCCGTCTGATTCAACACCACCGATGATATCCGTTGCTGTGATTGCTGTCGGATCTAATTCATCATCTTCGCCCAAGTGTGATGCGTTATCCGGATCGGCAACATTGACTACCACGACTACTGCACCGGTTTGATCCAAGATACCTTTCAATGCTGTAGGTATTGTGAATCCATCGGTTTCATCGCCGAATGTATCTATTGCCTCTATCAAATTACCAGTGATTACTGTTGGTTTATTCACTGGACCTTTTGGTGCTGTTCCAACCAATCCGATTACGGACGATGCAACAGTGCTGACCGGATGTGCGCCGCCATCCAGTTCTACGATTTCAATTCCATGTAAGAATCTATCACTCATTGTTTTTTCCTTTTGTTTGGGGTTGTTGTTAAAGTTTGCGTATGCGGACATACCCAGGTTTGCCGGACACAGCCGTCATTGCGTTTGTGTTGGTGCGCCAACCAAAGTCGCCAGATCTGCCATAATCAACATTGTCCGGCCAGTTGTCGTTATCACGTCCAACGCCGGTTCTGGCTGATGCCGTTGATGATGCCTGTGATGGGGTGCAAGTATTTGGGTTGTTTATCAATGTGCTTTGTAGTGCTGTTCCACTTGCGGTATTTGTTCCTATCACACCAACCGTTCTTGTACATCCGGTTGTTGATGTTGCACGTGTGCTACCAGCTGTTCCGCCACCTGCAGACAAAGTCAGATTTGTGAATCCTGTTACCGTACTTGCTACACCTGCGTTTCCTGTTACGGTTCCACCCGATGCACTTGAATATGTTCCAGTCTTTGTTGCGCCACCACTACCAACAACGATTGTTATTGTTGCTGCAGCTGTAAGTTGTGCCTTTATCTGTATTGTTCCTCCGACACCACCTTGTGCATAATGGTATGTGCTGTTGGTTGTACATTTACGTCCGGACGCACCACCGCCACCACCAATCAATGTGATTTCATAGGTGCCTGCTGTTAGTGCCTGCGTGTATGTTCCGGCGGTTGATTGTTCCATTATCAGTACCGGTTCACTGCTATAAAATTGACGTGCTAGTCCGCCAACGCCGATGTATCCTTTGGTTATTTTTCGTGCAACGCCACCGATCCCGATATACAGTTTGCCAATCTTGTATGCTAAGGAACTTCTTCCTATGTATGCTGCTTTTCCCATATTCAATCCTTATTCATAAACCAGTAAAATTTGACCGTTTGCCAAAGTGCTTGATGCACCAGGATCTGTTGCCGTTGCTTTCACATTGCGAACATTGAATGCAGATGTCGGATCTGCTGTCGCCACTGTTATCGTGTCGTTGGTTTTAGCAGCCTTATTCGCCAGCGCATTCGTTACCGTTGTTGAAAAGTTCGCATCATTACCGAGAGCCGTTGCGAGTTCTTTCAATGTGTCCAATGCTGCCGGCGATGAATCCACCAATGCAGATATCGCTGCTGCTACTGCTGCCGTTACGAATTCTGTTGTCGCTATTTGCGTTGTATTTGTGCCAGCAGTGGCCGTTGGTGCTTTTGGTGTACCAGTAAACTCTGGCGATGCAATGTTCGCCTTTACGTCAAACTTTTGCTGTCCTGTGGGTGTTAGGTTGCTTAGGTCTGTGTTTGCTGCACCTTGCATAATTCCGCTGTGGTATGTGACGATTACATCTTCGGCATTTGATACTGCTAGTATCATTCGCACACCAAGTTCTTTTACTGTTCCCTCAGTTGTTTCCGGTTTGTATGTTGCCGGATATTTTCCTACTGCAAACAGGTCGCCATCTTCATCATAGATACCAACCTCTCTGATCCAGAACCCACCAACGGTGCTGTCTATAACTGCCTCGGCTGCCAGATTGTTTGGATTGGTTGATTCCACCTCTACGTTCAACAATGCACATCTGTGTTGTTCGCTGTGCAATGCTGTCATATCTTCTGTTGGATCAATCGTGCTGTTCCCGAATGCCATGTGTGTCAGTGTCAAAGTTCCGCCAACCGGTAATGCTGCCAGCTTTGCCAAACCTGTTGTTGTTACAAGTGCGTAGTAATCAGACATTGTTTTCCCCTGGGTATATTGTTGTTTTTTCTAAATGGCCAAATGCCACACCATATCGTGGTGCTTTATTTTCTGTTTCTATCTGTGGCAAGAAAAACTCTAAGTGTGATCGCAGGTTTTTCGCCTGCATGATTGCTGCATATATCAGCTCGGCATCGGACAATGACATTCCTGCCTCACGATATACCGCATACACACGAAACGTGTATGGTTCGCCATTGTATTCGAACCATTCTGTTATGCGTATGCGTGCAAACAAAAACGATTCCAGTGTTCGCCTTAATGCCCCCAGTGTTCCTTTCTGCCTATGTACCAGCAGGCTTTCACGAACCACTTTTCTTTTGGTTGTTAATGCCCAATCGTTGTTCCAAATGTCCACCGACATTGCCCATGCGATCCAGGGCAGAAACTCTTCCAGGCAGTTATCCGGATCGTTCAAATATCGCAGTGCATCCACATTCAAAGATAAAAGCCGCAATGTTGTTGCGGCCTCTAAATCTTTTTGCAGTTGTGTTGCGTTTGGTGGCAAAAGGCTATTACTCTGAGTCATCGGTTATCACAAATTCTAAAGTTATTCCTGTGCATTTCGGTGCTTGTTCTTTCGTTGTTTCTACATCGTTTGCCGGTGATGTTAGGATTACTTTCTGCACACCCTCGGTATGCAGTGCATCAAAGATTCCGGATCGTGCAATCATGTTTCCTATCGTGCTGTTCTTGGCCAAGTATCTGTCCAGCGCATCACGACATTCTTGTTCCGTTATGCTCATACTTGGACTTAGGAATAAATGCACTTCTGCTGTGATTGCGTATTCAACCATTTCGGCTGCTTGTACCTCTA